CCCGTAAGGGGCCCCTGGCGCAGTGCAGTTCATCCTAGTCCTGAGACGGCTTTGTTTCGCCGTTGTTGGACTAGATCCGGGACGCTTACATATGTCCCGGGAGACCGAAAGGAGCTCTGGAGCCAATGGGTTGCCAACCATAGCAACCACACGGCGACGTGCCATCCCCTTTTCAGGGGCCGTACCGAGTCGGTGGACCCAGGTGGACAGGTTTGACACTCCCCCTGACAATGTCAGTAAGGGTAGTAGTCCGCCTATGCCATTTGGTCCTATTGGGATGCAGGAGACTGCATCGGAAAATCACCCGGGTTGGAACCGTAGAAGTAAGGGTTCCGATTCAGGTGATATTGGAGGTGACTTCTACTCTATAAAGCGCTCGGCCATCCTAAAGGGTGGTCGTGTGTCTATGAGTGGGCAGGCGAATTTGGGATTTTTAATAAGAACCGTGAATTATAACGGTTACTTTATCCCGTTTGCCATACCAGAAGCGTGGCCCCCGGACGTGTCGTCGAGCAATAGTGCTCTAAACGCGTTCGGGACTAAGGCCATTGCTAACTGTAGTCCCTCCAACTCGCTTGTGGATCTTTCAACCACCTTGGCAGAACTTGTCAAGGACGGCTTACCGACGAAAGTCGGTGCCGAGCTATGGCGCTCAAGTGCCGAGCGATCGCGTAAAGCGGTCGGTTCGGAATACCTAAACGTCGAGTTTGGTTGGAAGCCCCTGGTTGCTGACGTCCGTAAAACGGCCGAAGCAATTATTCGCGCTGACGCTATAATGCGCCAGTTTAAACGCGATGCGGGGCGTACTGTCCGTAGGCGATTTGAGTTCTCTCCAGTTAATTCGCTGACGACGACCATGTCGCACTCGTTTGTCAATGCCAAAGCTGGCAACGACGACAGTGTGCTTCGGAAGTCTACTGCGAACTTGGGGTTCGTGTCCCGGACGCGTGAAACACGCGTTAGGCGCTGGTTTTCGGGTGCGTTCACATATCACTTGCCATATAATGTGGCCGGTGTAGTGGACGCGTCAAGTGCCAAGAAGGTTTATGGCGCTGACTTAACCCCCAGTACCTTATGGAACCTTGCCCCATGGAGCTGGGCCGTTGACTGGTTCGTTCCCGTTGGTGACCTTATAGGAAACCTCGAGGATATGGCTGGCGACGGTCAAGTGTTGACGTATGGGTATATCATGGAGCATTCAATTGTCCGTGACACCTACACGTTCGAGGGAGATACCGGTTTTAAGACGGCCTCTCGACCCGGCGTGCTTGTATACACCACTGAGGTGAAAAAGCGACGTCGAGCAACACCTTTTGGTTTTGGCCTTACCTGGTCGGGTTTTACACCGCGCCAGATGGCCATTGCTGCGGCCCTTGGTTTATCTAGGGGCTCGAAGTAGATGGACTACCTGCGTTAAAACGCCAACAGGGGGACCGTTGCACAGTCTCCTTAGGAGTGATGCCTATGTCATTCGCCGATCCGCAGACAATCACGATCGGAGGCACTACGACTCCGTTGCCGCGCGTAAGCGTCGGTGACGATGAGTCGGAGTACGTTTCCGGTGACGGTCTCATCCATCTCCGAGCAAGCCATAACTATGGCAAGCGTACGAGGAGGATGTTGCGGCTCGATACGAGCAAGATCACAACCGATCCGTTCAAGCCGGCGGAAAACGTGAAGGTTTCGATGGCGGTTTACACCGTTTTCGACCTTCCGCCCGCTGGCTACACGGCTACGGAGGCGCTCGCTGCGTACACTGGGTTTAAGACCCAATATTCGGCGGCGTCCGATCTGCTCATCACCAAGTTGCTAGGTGGTGAGTCGTAATCGGTGACTATTACGAGGGCCCTGGTCGTGAGTTGGAGCGTATTATGGTGCTCCAGTCTCACGCCTTTTCTAGGTTCTTTGATCTGATCGTCCAAGAGTTCATCGGTTCCGAAAGGTTCTCGGGAATTCTGGACGAGGCTATGGCGTCTCCTCTTGATAGGGGGGATACCAGCCCAAACGGGTCGGATAAAACCGATCCCGGTTGTTAGGTCGTGGACCCGGTCAAGCCGGTCAATAGGATTGAAATTAAATCCGAAGGCCGGCTGCGCCCTGCCGACGAGAACCGTTTTGTGGATGTGCGCATCTATCTCAGCCCTAAAGCTGTTGTAGTGTGCGTTATGTCCCTTGCGGTGCTCGGTAGGCTCATCGAAATCGTCTCTCAGCTGGTTATATAACTGGCTGGAGGGCGATCGCGGATGATGCAGGCTAGGGATTGGACCACCCCCGAAAAGGAGGTATCCATGAAAAGCCTGATATCACTCTGGTCCTGCATGGCCAATGAATTGGCCGTGCGATGCTGCACAAGCGCCACCCGCGACATTAAAACTGTCGCGGCGCGGACCGAACATGAAGGGCTTAGCTTTTTAGCTATCACCCTTGCATCCTTTGGTTCGGCCACTGAAAAGTGGCTTGACCAGGGATTCGTGGACCCTTCGGACGCCCCTGCGTTTAAAACGCGTGGACGGCGTACTTGTCTCCCGGCATTTCTGTCGGGTTTCAGTGGTCTCGTGTTCGATCCAACTAGTGGAGTGCTTCTGGAGTGCCCTGACGTGGAGGCAATCTATGCGATGCGCCAATTAACTAAGGCGTTTAGCAAGATCGGCCTGCCCGAGGGACCTGGAGAGGTCTCTCTTGCGATGGGAAGCGACTATAAAGTCGTTACCGCCGCACGTGGCAGACTAGCCATGTCGGAGTACATCCAGTGTGAACAGGACGTTCGGGATGCAGATGATCGGCTTGGACCCTCATACTTAGAGGAGTTCCACCGTGTTTCTGCAGTGCTTTTCGGAGATGTGTTTGCCAAGGTTGACAGAGATGTCGATTTTGGTCGCATCGTTCCGAAGCACGGTCCAGGCACTGTCGCTGATCGACTCTCGGCTAACGCCAAGTGGTCGCAGCGAATCTGGACCTCACGTCTTCAGCAATTCTTTCCTGCTGAAGAGTTTCTCTCGACTAACCCGAGTAACTTCCGGGCTCTTGTCGGAGAACCGATCGTTCTTGAACCTGGTGCGGAGATTCCCGTTAGGGTGATCACCGTGCCTAAAACGCTCAAGGCACCCAGGGTTATTGCGATCGAGCCAACCTGCATGCAATATGTGCAGCAAGGTTTGTATCGTGCGATTCTGGATGCGGTTAAGGAGAATTGTTACCTCCACCGCATGCTCGGATTCGATGACCAGATCCCTAACCGGGAAATGGCTCGAAAGGGGTCCCTCAGTGGGGACCTCGCCACGCTAGATCTTAGCGAGGCATCCGATCGTGTTTCGAATCGGCATGTAACCGCAATGCTGCAGGACTACCCCTTTTTGTCTGGGGCGGTTCAAGCTAGCAGAACGGCGAAGGCCGATGTACCTGGTCACGGTGTTATGCCGTTGGCCAAGTTCGCGTCTATGGGTTCAGCTCTATGCTTTCCTATGGAGGCGATGGTCTTCTTGACTGTTGTCTTTATGGGGATTATGCGTGAGCTAAGCTCTCCTCTTCCCGTTGAAGCGGTGATAGATCGCTTTTATCGGGAGGTGCGTGTTTTCGGGGATGACATCGTGTGTCCCCGGGAATATGTGCTGTCCGTTGTTGACGAACTCGAGAACTTCGGTTTTCGGGTAAACGTCAGCAAGAGCTTCTGGGCCGGAAGGTTCCGGGAGTCTTGCGGAAAGGAGTATTACGACGGCCAAGACGTTAGTATTGTCAAGGTACGTCGGGTTCTCCCAACACAACGGCAGGACGCTGACGGTGTCATATCGACCGTTGCGCTCAGAAACCAGGCCTATTGGTCTGGACTGTGGCAGACGGCACGGTGGTTGGACGACTACCTCGGGAGACTTTTAAAGGTCTACCCGAACGTCGCACCGACCTCACCGTTACTAGGCAGGGAATCAGCGCTGGGATATCAATTCCAGAAGCTGGATCCAAACGACCACGGCCCCATTACAAAGGGCTATCGTGTGGTTGCCAAAGCCCCGTCCGATGTCTTGGACGGGAATGGTGCCTTACTTAAGTGTCTCACGCCAAGTGTGCCGGTTCACCCCCGGGGTTTTGCCCCGAAAGAGTATCGGCCACCTCTGGCAGTTGACGCCCAAAGCGTTGACAGTGATCACTTAGAGCGTTCTGGACGCCCCAAGCGCGTCAGCATCAAGCTTGGGTGGAGCCGACCTTACTAAATGGTCGGTCGACGCGTGTTTTATAACGCGTCGGTGGGAGATGGTGAGTCACCATCCCTCCGCTGTACGGACCAGGATATGAGTCTGGCCGCATGGTGGTAATACGCGG